GCAGGCAGATCGCCGTCCTTCACCATTTGCCAAACATCCGCCTCCGACAAGCAGATGTTGGCGCACAATGTCGAAATGTCCTGCCAGGGCGGGATGAAGCCGGGCTGCTCGCTGAATTTCGTCATGGCTTTGCCGCGTCCATCAGTTGCCGCAACTCGTCGCCCATCTGGTTGATCGTCATCTTCTCGACGGCGTTGCGGCTGGCGTAGAATTTGCCGAACACTTTCTCGCCGCGCATTGCCGCCTCGCGCGCCATGTCTTCAAGCGATAGGATGTCGTCGGAAAGGTGCCCCTCCGCGTATGCTGTACCGGATGGCGCGGAGGGGCTTTCAGGAGGCGCGGCTGGGGCGTCGTCCTCCCGAACTGGTTCATTGGTATCGGTGACCTCGCCGGTCTCTCGGTCGTAAGTCAGGGACGAGCCGGGAGCGAAGTGAACAAAGTCGGGCTTCGGCGGTGCGACCTCGCCGGTCTGCGGATCGTAAGTGGTCACGGCGACCTCGGCGAGCTTGGCCATCTTCAGCGGTGAGGGCGTCGGTGCTCGCCGCTCCTTGGCTGGCCCGTCGTCGAACTCTTCCGGCGAATAGACACCGAGCATCAGTTCCGGCGTGTGTCGCCGCGCCCAGACGCGGGTGCCGTGATACATCAGTTGCTGGTCGGGCTGCGTCTGCCAGACCTTGTTTTGCGTGCGGGCTTCCTTCAACGTCACCGTCACCGTGCGCGGTTCGGCTTCGCCTTTCAGGTGACCACTGACGATGATGCGCCGCTTGTCACCTTCGCCGTCGTATTCAAATGACAGCCGTTGCGTAAGACCGCCGCGCGCATTGACGACGGCTGCGACGAGTTTGCCGGAGTGCATCAACTTGCCTTGGATGACGCTGCATTCCTGGGCAACAGCGAAAACGTCCATTCCCCACCTCACCGCCTGCTGAATTACCATCAGACAGTCGGCCGGGCTTTTCTGCAGCGCGACGGGCACGAGTTTCGCAGTGGCCATCAGGTTGGCCAACTGCATGGCTTCGGCCATGTTGCTAGGCACAAGCGTCATCGGCTCGTGGCGCTCAATCTTAGCTACTTCGTTCATGACATTTCCCTCAAACTTAATCGCCCGCCTCGATCGCGGCTGATGTAAATGCCGTGGCCTTCGCACTTCTTAGCGTCGGCTGGCACCATGGCCTTGAGCGACTTCTCGGCCATTTCAGCTAGCTTCTTGGCCTGGATGTTTTCCAGCCAGGTGAAGGCTTCGGATGACCACAAGTTTGAAGAACTCATGTCGTAGACCTTGCCCGGCACCGGCGGCACGACGGGCTCGTCGACATCGACCGGCGGCGTCTTCGACCACACGCATTGCATGAAAGCTTCCCCGCGCCGCATCAGTTCAGCGCCGTAGTCTTCGTCGTAGTCCACGAAGTCGACGACTGGCTCGCGTGCGCCGAGAATGATCGACAGCGCACATTGTTTCGTGTTTGTAACAATCATCTGCGTGTGCATCTGCGGCTGATAACGCTCAACCAAAGTCTCAAATGGTTCGTGTCCACCCGTGTGTTTTGTCTCCACTGGACACTCGTGCAGAACGCTCCAAGCATCCAGCGTGCAAGCAAGCCAACCATTAGGATGAACAGCAACTTCGCCTTGGCGCGATAGTGGCCCGCGCTTTAGTTCAAACCATCGTAAGTTCAGCGGCTCGGTGAAACTGCCAAGTTGCACTGCCCAATTTTCGGAGAGATCTTCTTCAGTCCAAGTCGGATCACCGATCATCTCGCGATAGAGATCCATGATCTTGACGGTATCGCCACGCATGAGACATGCAATGCGCGAGGCCGTTAGCTTGCCCTTGCGCGCGTCAATTTGGGCGGGCGTGAGCATCTTGCTTCCTGGCTTTCTTGAGATGTTTTTGGAACTTATCGAGTTGCCGATTTGCTAGATGTTTGGTGCGCGCCGCCGCGGTATTCACCACCTCTTCGATGCTCTCCTTGGGGTTGGCGCTTTCAGCCAAACAGCCGGTCAGGATTGACGCCAGGCTGACGGCCATTGCGTCGACCAATTCGACCATGATTTCCACATCGGTCTTGCCGGTGTTGGCCCACTTGACGGCTTGGCCCATCGCCAGCGCAGAGATCCGCAGCGAGAGCGGATCGAACTCCGAGGTTAAAAATTCCAGTGTCATCGCGTTTCCGCCTCCTCCATGGCCTTGGCGAGGTCGCGCGCCAGCTTGGCGCACTCGACCTTGGCCTCGGCAATGATCTTCTCGATCCGCACGGCCGCCTGCACGATCTCGTCGCAGAGCGCGATGGCACGATCGATCTCCTGCTCGGTGAGGGACATCACAGCGCATCCTCCATATGCGCGATGATCTCGGCCTCGACCGTGGCGAGCAGTGGCGCGTGCTCCAGCCGTTCGCAGATCTGGTTGTAAAGCCACTCATGCCGCTGCGGATCGAGCGTCACCCATTTCTGTACGAACACGCCGGTCTTCTCGACCTCCTCGGCGGAGGCGCGGCGATAGCCGGTCAGCGTGATGCCGGTGATGCACCAGTCCTGGCTGTCGTGAAACTTGATCTCGGCGACGCCGTCGACCGGGGCCGAGTGGTAGCCGTCGAGGTCGACGAGCAGCGGCAGTTCGTTAAATTCTAGGTCGAGGGATGGCATGGCGGTGTCTCCAATTCAGTTCCATACATCGCGACCGCGCGGTTGACGGCGGCATGAAACTGACGGTGGTGGCTGCGACACAGCCACATGATTTCGAGCGGGAGGGAGTAATCGTTGTGGTGGGCGTCCGCCTTCTCGTTCCCGCAAATTTCGCAGGCCTTACGGACGAGAACGCCGTTGCGAAGCGCCTGAGTTACCTTGAGGTTTGCTTGCTTCCACGTTTCGTTGATGGCGCTTGCACAAAGGGGACAGCGCCGAAATGCTTTTCTATTGCGGAACCACCGGCCGCAGTCGATGCAAAGTCTGGATTTCTCAGCGCGCGGCACGAAGCGTCTCCAAAACGATGGGAGACATCGTATACACCCGCGGTTTAGTGTCAAGCAATTAGATACACGGAAGGTTTATTTATAAACAGCGCCCTAGGTAGCGCGTCTTATTTTTTTGTGTTTAAATCCGGATTGGATCGACGGCAAAGAAGGGGAACCCAATGAGTTCCGCATTTGTGCATCGCAAATCAAAAAGCGATGACGACGACAACCATCTTCGCCGCTTGGCCGTTCAAATTGCTACACAATTACCGGAAGATCAGGCAGAGGCCACAAGGGTGCTTGAATACACCCAGGCCCTTATTGATGAGTTCCTATTTGGAACAAAAAAGGAGAACCGGCCGGCGCTCGTCAGCGTGAGTTCCGAACCCGACTAGGCTCAGACAGAATGGCCATTATCTTGTCGAGCAGGGCACTCGGTATTCCGTCCATTTCGCCACGGTAAATCCAGTCCAAATCAACGCCGGTCGCAATGCATAATCGCAATGCTTGGTCGATCGAGATACGCTTGCGCCCAGTTTCGTAGTTGTTCCAGGCTTGTGGTGTTGCCCCAACTCGCTTTGCCATTAAAACTTGTGAGATTTCCAAAGCTTGCCGGGTCAGAACCAGCCGTCGGGCTATTTCTTCGAGGCTCATTGGATTGGGCACGCGTTTCGGCATGGCCGATACTCTAGCCGCCTTAACTACCATAGGCGATAAACCAACAGACGCGACTTGCCAACTACACCCTTGGTGTATATGATGATGCATCATGGTTCAACGCCTTAAAACGATTGCCGAGGTTCTGCGCGAATTAGGCGGGCCGGCCGAAGTCGGCCGCCTCACCGGAAAAAGCACGCAGGCTGTCTGGAATTGGGGAGATCGCGGTCGCATCGCGCCCGATGCCTATCTGGTGATGACGGCCGAGCTTGAACGCCGCGGCTTTTCTGCTCCCGCCGAATTATGGACGATCCAAACACCAACCGAGTCCGCGCCCCTGGCTCGCCGACGATGAGGGGTGACGATGCCGTGGCAGCTCGCGACCTGGACTGACGCCCGCAAGGAGATGGTGCGCGATCTGTGGGCGCAGGGCTACTCGGCTGGCGAGATCGCGCGGCAACTGCACCCGCCGGTCACCCGCAACGCGGTGATTGGGCTTTGCCACCGCAACAAGTTTCCCCACGGCAAGAGGAGGACCGCCCCGATGCCATCCCCCGAACCGTTACCGCCAGCGTATTTCGTGCGTGAGGAGCCGAAGCCAGAGATACGGCCACGGCCGCGACCGCAGCCACCCGAGCCGCTCGCGTTTCTCGGCCTGCCGCTGCACGAACTATCGGACAGTCAGTGCCGGTGGCCGGATGGTGACGGCCCTTTTCTGTTCTGCGGCCAGCCAGCGGTGCTCGCCTCGCCCTACTGCCGCGATCACTCCGCCAAGGCGATCCGTCGATGACCGTCGCCCGACAGTACCGCGGCCGACCGCCCATGGACGACCTCCGGCTTGAGGTCATCGACCACGCCGAGCATGCCGATCGGCTGACTGCCGGCGAGGCGATGCTGGCGGCGCTGGGGCGCGAGCATCCGGAGCGGACCACGCTGTCACATCCACTCGGCACCAAGGCGCCGCGGCGGCTGGAACGGCCAGTGGAAAGCGGCCTGAAAACGAACTTCGAACCATGAGGGGAGCGCCATGAACAACCTGCCCACTACTAATGGCAACGGCAAGAAAGCTTCGCAAACCTTGCCGGATACTCGCATCAAGGCGGCGGAATTATTTATCGAGAATTTCCAGCGCCGCGAGGACGAACTCGACCGGACCAAGGAGGCGCTCGACCACGCCCACGTCCGGCTGCGCGAACTGGAAACCGAGGTCGAGGGGCTTAAGCGCGAGCGGCTGCTGCTCGAAAGCCGGGCCACGTCCTGCATGCTGGAGCGCGACCAGGCCGTCGCTGATCGGGCGGTGCGGGAAACCATTCTGGCGAGCATCCAAGTCCTGCTGGTGCAGGCCGGTGTGCCGCAGATCGTGCGGCTGGTCGATGAGGGGGCGGCCGATGAGGACCGCCATTAACGAACTCATCAGCGCCGCCCGCGGGCAGGCCGAGCGGCTGCGGCGGCAGAGTCTTGCGATCGACGGCGACGACTTTGGCAGCCGCATGCTGCAGGCTGAGGCGAAGCGCTGGCAGGAGCTCGCTGACAGTGCCGAGCAGGAGCGCGTCGGGCTGATCCTGAGCCTGCCACCGGATTAGGACGATGCTGACAATTCTTTCCCTGTTCGACTTCACCGGCAACTGGTCGCGCCCCTACCGGGACGCCGGCTATGACGTGCGCCAGATCGACTTGCAGCACGGCGAGGACGCCCGACTGTTCGAGGCGCTTCCCTATCCGGTGCGGGGCGTGTTGGCTGCGCCACCATGCACAGACTTTGCGGGCAGCGGGGCGCGCTGGTGGAGTGGCAAGGGCGAACGCGTTCTGCTCGATGGTCTGTCCACGGTCGATGCCGCCTGCCGGATCATTCTCATTCATCGCCCGCAGTGGTGGGTTATCGAGAACCCAGTTGGCCGCCTCAACCGCTGGCTGGGCGAGCCTGTGATGCTTTTCGATCCATCCGACTACGGCGACTCCTACACTAAGCGGACCTGCCTGTGGGGACGTTTCAACGCGCCCTACAAGGCGCGGGTGGTCGCGACCGAAGGCAGCAAGATGCATCTGCTGCCGCCGTCGCCTGATCGGGTGGCAAAGCGAAGTGCAACCCCGACTGGCTTTGCACGGGCTTTCTTCGAAGCCAATCCTTGAGGGAAACGACCATGAGCAATGGGCACAACCATCAACTGCACTCGATCGTGCAGCGCATCGAGCAGCTCGAGGCCGCCAAGGCCGACACCACGAAGGCCATCAACCACACCTACGCGGCGGCCAAGGCGGATGGCTACGACGTGCGTGCCCTGCGCGCGGTGATCCGGCTAAGGGCTTGGGACCGCAAGGAGTTGGCCGACCACGAGGCCAAGGTCGACGCCTACACGGACGCACTGTTCGCATTTGAGCACACACCGTTAGGGCGGGCGATGGCGCCGCCCGTAGTGGGGCCGGCCGAAGATGCCAAGCGCGCGGGGGGGTGAGCATGGGCTTCGCGATCGTCCTAACGCTGATGGTTGTCGTGGCCGGCGCGGTGGTTTTTTGCCTCGTTGGGCCGGAATTGTGGCGCCCGGAGCTTTGAGATGCGGAGGGGCTGAGCATGGGCGACCTTGTCGGGCAATTGCGTGATCTGCAGACCAATGGCGATGCCTGGGGGCTGCTCGACCTGACGCCGGCGGTCATCGCCGAGATCGAGACGCTGCGCGCGGAACTGCAGGCGGCGCAGGCCGCGCTGGTGCGGCAGGCCGGCATCATGCACCGCTTCGGGGACAAGCCGCATGAAGCGCCCTGAGGCCGAAATTCAGCGGGCGGTTTTCCAGCACCTGAAGGCGCGGGGCGTGCCGGGAATTTTCTTCTGGCATCCCTTCTCGGGCGGTTTCCGCAAGCCCATTGAGGCGGCGATTTTCAAGGGCTTGGGCGCGATAGCCGGCTTGCCGGACGTGATGGTGCTGCACCAGGGCCGACTGCATTGCATGGAACTCAAAGCTGATGGTGGCCGGGCAACCGAGCAGCAATTGCTGTGCATCGCGGCGCTGGAGGAGGCGGGAGCCTACACCGCCGTCGCCGTGGGGCTCGATCGTGCGCTGGCCGTGCTGGAGTCGTGGCAGCTTTTGCGGGGGAGGGCGTCATGACAACCAGGCGCCCTTGGATGCCGCTCTACATCAATGACTATCGCAACGACACCATGCATTTGAGCGCCGCGCAGCACGGCGCCTACCTCCTTCTAATCATGCACTACTGGATGAACGGAGGCCTACCGAAGGACAATGCCGCGCTCGCCCGCATTGCGGCAATGTCGGCCCAGCAGTGGAGTAAGAACCGCAAAACTGTAATGGCGTTTTTTAGTAACGAACTTTCACATAAACGAATTGAACAAGAGATTGGCCGTTCCGTTGAAATATCAGGAAAAAGACGCTCCGCAGCGATGCAAATGCATAGCAAAAGCAGAGCAAGTGCAGAGCAAAAGCATACACACTTCACACTAAGTAAGAAAGATGCCGCTGAAGCGGCCCTTCCCCCCTTTATTGAAGGACCACTTTCTTCTCCCGAAAAAGAGCTTTTCGAGAAAGGAAAACAGGTTCTTGGCCGAGCCAGCGGTGGCCTGATCAGGAATCTTCTGAAAGCCAAGGCCGGCAATATTGCTCTGGCGCGCGCCGCCATTGAGCAAGCCTCGACCAAGCAAAACCCGCGCGAGTACATCAGCCGCATCGTGCGCGGCGCCAGCGAAGAAACCAAACGCATAGGAGTGCAAGTCTGATGGACGCCAGACCATTTCGTCATGGCCAGATCGGCCTCTACTCGCTCGCTGATCTGCCGCAGCGTCCGCCGCTGTCGAGCGTCTCCTATGGTTGCGGCTGGTGGGAATTGGACGAGCTGTTCAAGTTTTATCCCGGCCAGCTTTTGATCGTGAGCGGCATTTCCAGCCACGGCAAGTCGACGTTCCTGATGAACGTATTGCTGAAACTGGCGGGCAACCGCGACACCCGCTCGTTTATGTACGTGCCTGAGAACGAGGACGAACTGCGCGAAACCATGCGCCGGATATGGACCGGCCCCGACAACCAGTTCCGGCGCATAGCGCGTGAAAACATATTCGTGCAGTCCTCACTGCCCGAGGACAATTACGACGATCCTCCGCGCACCATGAGTTGGGTACTCGATCAGGCCACCATCACGGTGCTGCGCGACCAGGTGGGTATCGTACTGATCGATCCCTGGAACCAACTCGATCGCGCCAAGCCCAAAGATCAGTTGATGACCGACTACATCGGCGAGTGTCTGACCTACGCCAAGGCCTATGCGCGGCAAGCCAATGTGACGGTGATCATCGTCGCACATCCGACCAAGGCGGTGACCGAGAATGGCGGCCGCATTCCCAACCTTGCCGACATCGACGGTTCGATGAACTGGTTCAACAAGTGTGACAACGGGCTGATCGTCTGGCGCGACATCACCAAGAAAGGCGCCGCGATGGTGATCAGCCAGAAGGTTCGCCAAATCGGCGCCGGCGCGCGCGGCGAGTGCGACTTCACGGTGGACAAGGAAACCGGAATTTTTACGCCGATGTACGGCGCGGTGAGGCTGCTATGAAAAAGATCCCGAGCACCGAACAGGTGCGGGCGCGCATCGACGTGATCGTCACCGACATCGAGGACCACAGCCGGCATCTCGGCTGGTTACCGCCCGAGGAGGGCGACTACGAGGCGCACGCTATTTTGGCGCGCATCGAGGCAAAGCTGAAGAAGCTGCGCAGTGGAGACAGCGACGAGGCCGCCTGAAGTAAACCGGGAGCCGTGACGGCGATCACGCTCCCGGCCAGGTACTCGGTCGTGTCCCCGCTTGCGCGAGGACAGGGGGGGGCATGGGGATGGTCGGCCGAGTGTTGCACTAATAGCACGGGTGGCGTGCTGGTTCCACGAAATAGCGGTCTGGCGATGGGATGGCATGACCGAGGAAACGACTGGGCCACGCCGCATTGCGGTCGTGTCGGACTTGGCCGGCTTGCACAAGGCGGTGCGCGAGTGGGTGGCGGAGCTCAACGTATCGCGGGCGACCATCGACCACGTTGGTGGGCTGCCGGACGGGCACGCCTCGAAACTGCTGGCGCCGTCGCCGCTGAAGCATTTCGGGCATGTGAGCCTGGGCCTGATGCTGGGCGCCTGCGGCTTGGACCTGTGGGTGATGGTGAACGACGAGAAGTTGCGGCAGCTGGGGGGCCGATTGCCGCGCCGACAGTCCAAGCGGTGGCTGCCAAGCCAAGCTTGGGACGAGGTTTTGTACGTGCGGAAACTGGCGCGCTCCGACCTGGCGGCGTGGGGCCGAGCGGGCGGGCAGGCGCGGAGCCAGATGCCGAAGGGCAAATTGCGGCAATTGCAGCGGCGGGCGGCGCGGGCACGCTGGCGGCGTAATAACCAACCATCTTGAGGAGCGTTCCATGCCAGACTATGCGTTGCACTATGGCCGATCGCCAAAACCGTCGCTGTTTGTCGTGGCCGATTCCGACTGGCCACCGATGTACCGCGTGCAGGGATTGGACGGCCAACTGTCCGGCCTGCTGAACCTGACACGAGCCCGCGAGGCGGGGCGTCTGATCGGCCGCTACTTGGTACCGAGCCACGAACCGAACCGACTTCACTGGAAGGAAGCGAGGCAAGGGTGTGGACGTATGAGCGCTGATGCGTTTAATCGAGCGGCGGGTACCTTGGTGGCCCTCAGGGTGCAAAACGAGCCTACGCTCGCAGCGTCGGTGAAGCGCCCCGAGGCGGCCGAATAGTCACTTCCACGGCGGCGGCCGGCCGATCTGCAGCCAAGCCTCGAGCAGGTGCTGCAGGGTTTTGGAGACCGGATAGCCGGCCTTGATCTTGAGCATATGGCCCACGCTGATGCCGAGCAGGTTGCTGGTCGCCTTGCTGGCGTGGGTGAGGCCGAGCCGGTCCAATGCTGCGATGTATTGTTTTGTGCTCATTGGTTTTGAGCCGGCGGTTTTGGTGGCTTTGGTTGGGGCGCGAACGAGCGTCATGGTTTTGCTTTCCCTGCCAGTTTACGGATGGCCAGGCGCCGCAGCCGGCGCTCGAAACGCTCCATTTCGTCAGCGCTGGCGCTGTGGATGAAATCGGCAATTTCCTGGTCGCGGGCGAGGTCCGCGTCGACGCCCCTCGATCGTGGTCGAGGGCAGGCACGGGCGCGCGTCCTGGTTTTGGTCTTGCGCTTGGCTTTCTTGGTCATGATTTCCCTACCAGTTTGCCAATTGCATTTTGGCCGACCATCCAGAATAACAGGGGGGTCACCGCGTGGCCTTGCGGGTGGACCCTACCAGGCCCTGCGCGGCCCATGGTGATAGGCCCGGGAGGCCGCCAAGCTTCCCGGGCCGCATATTTCAGCCGCGCCGATAGGGACTCGACAGGATATGGCAACCGTGCATTTCGGC